TCAGTTGGGATGTCTCGCGGGATACGGCGGCTCGCGTCCTCAAGGTGTTGCGGACGTTCAAGCTTGCGGTGGCTGGCTGATGTATATCGCACCCGGCCTTCTGGATCGGCGGCTTCAGTTCTTCACGCGAGCGGAGGACGGGGCCGACGGCTTTGCCCGCCCGGTCTACACGCGGGTCGGGACGTACTGGGGACGCATTGACGCGATGTCGGACCAGTTCACGCCTGCCGGTTCACCGCAGGGGCATATTGACAGCCGCACCTCGCTAGTGGCGACGGTTGCCGATTACGTCGATGTGAACCCGTTCGGCATTGTCAAGGACGAGAACGAGACGCCGATCTACTTCGTGCGGGGCGTGATTGAGTTGCGGCAGTTGATGTGCAAGCAGTTGACGTTGGAGGAGGTGGACCCCACGACCTACGGCCTGTTCACAGGGTCGGACCCGGATAGCGTGGCGGACGGGGTGCATCTTATCAACCCAGCGGCGGATGCGTTTTCTTCAGGCTTTGACGAGGGCTACAGCTAATGGCGGAAACTCCGAAGGTACTCTCTGCGCTTCTCGCGCAACTCCCGGACAACACGACCGGCCTCATCTCGCCAGAGGACATCCGTGACGCGGTGGTCTCGCTGTTCCCGAGCCGAGGGCAGTTGGACCTGACCGCAACAGCCCAGACCACGTTTGCCACCACCAACACCTACGTCAAGCTGGCTGGCACAACGGCCCTTGATGTGAGCTTGGGGCAGGACGGCTTCTCACAGGCGTCCAGCAACGAACTGCGAGCGACCAAAGCGGTCAATCAGGTCTTGTTGGTGACGGCAAATGTGGAGCTAGTCTGCGCGGCGAACAATAAGTCGTTCGGCATCACGTTCGCCAAGAACGGAACCCCACTCTCCAACGTTCACGTCTCGGCTATCCTGTCGGACTCCAACGAGGGTTACGGCTTCTCCCTGACGGCGCTTGTTCCGACGGCGCAGAACGACACCATCTCTATCTACATCCGCAACGAGACCGACACCACGGCGGTCACGGCGGTGGCGTTGGCGCTCTCTGCGGTTGGGTTCATCCGCTGATGGACGCTCGCCTGATCTGCGGACAGGACGTGCGGCGGTCGGGCATCTGGCCTACCGACGAAGCGCGGATTGAGGCGTTCATCCAGCGGCACGGCGGGACGCTCGAAGCGGCTCCGGTTGGGGATGCGGCGGTCATGCTTCGCTGGACTTCGCTCGAAGGGCCGTGCAAGACGGCGACCGGCATCACGGCGCGTGAAGCGTTGCGGAAGCTACAAGCGGAGATGGCATGAGCGTCAAAGTCACGGACCTTTCGCCGCAGTTCTTGAAGCAGTATCGGGACGCCTCGCGGATGGCGCTCGATGCGGCGGCGGCATTGTACGAGGGGAACGTGAAGAAGCGGTTCTTTCAGGGCTACTACACCAGCCAAGCCTTCCGATCTACCGCGCAGGTGGCCCAGCATATCAGCCGAGAGACGCCCGTGTTTCGTGGCGGGGGCTGGTTTAGCATCGTGGGTATCCCCGACGGAGAGCTTGCCAAGCCACGCGGCAAGAAGGCCAAGCCCCCCAAGAAGCCCACGACGGTTGGCAAGATTGCGCTGGCATGGGAGCTTGGGCATCACAACATCTTCACGCGACGTTGGGAGCGGGTGCCAATCTTCAAGCCCGTGGCGATTGACTCCGCGAAGGCGATGATTGACACCTACAACCGCGTCCTGAACCGCTACATGGAGCGCGGGAGAGCCGTCCGATGAGTCTACCGACCTACGTTGTACCGGGCAGTCTGCCCCTGCCGTCCACGGCCTCCACGGTCCAGATCTACGCGACCCTGCGCCAGTCCTTGCTCGAGTACGTCAGCCCGAGCGGGAGTCGGCTTGAGGACATCATCGGCACCCGCGCTTACGTTCGGGCGGCTCCCGCCTCGCCGCTGTTCCCGTACCTGACCCTCCGCTTGGACCGCACCAGCCTTCCGGCCTACAACGGCTACCGCGAGACCGCCATCCTCGAAGTGCAGGGGATTGGCAAGCCCGAGTCGCAGTTGGCGATGGTCGAGTCCGCTATTGACATCGTGGATCAGTTCTTGACGGGGTTCAACGATGCGCGGTCGGGGCTGATGGTTGGGCGATCGCGGACGCGACAGACGGTCCCGATGCTCACCGATCCCGCCGACTCCTCGGTCGTGGCGGTCATCGCCAATTATGAAATGTTCCTTTGGCCCCGTGTGTTGACCGAGCGGGCTGATTAGATTCCCACCACCACCCTCCGTAGGATAGACCTATGACTGCTCCGCTGACTGGCTACACCTCCGCTCTCCCGAGCGACATCCTCCTCGACTCTGGCGTCCTCTACGTCAGTTCGACCGTGTTCGGCGCCTTCGCTGGCGGCATCAAGTTCGACCCCGGCGTGACGTACCGAGCCGCCGATTTCGACGGCAAGCGGTCGCCTGTCAAGGGCCTTGACCGCGTGACGATGCGGATGCCGAAGATCACCGGCACCGTGATTCAGCTTTCGACCACCAACGTCGGGCAGGTGGAGCCGGGTGCGGCGACTGCTGTGACTGGCGCGTGGACGGCTTCGACCTCCTACGCCCCCAAGTCGGCGGGCCAGTTGCTCGCCTCGGGCGACTACCTCTCCGATGTCCGTGCCATCTGGCAACGCGGCGGGGCGACGGCTTCGGCTGGGAGCTATGTGCAGGTTCGCTTCCCGTCGGCGCTCTGCACCAAGTACGACATCACCGGGCAGGACGGGGCGGAGATTGCCATCGCCATCGAGATTGAGGCGCGGCTTGACCCCACCCTCTCGGGCTTCACGGCGATCGGCTCTGCGCCGTTCCGCATTGAGTACCTCACCTCTGTCTGATAAGGACTGATGATTAACCTCGACGAGTTGGTGAACCCGGCACGCCTACCGCGTGTGACGCTGTTCGGACGAGAGATTGTCGTGCGCCCCTTGACTGGGGCGTCGGCTCACAAGATCGCCGCGCTGTCCACGCAGGACGGCGCTGGCGATGTGATGCTTGGCGCGTTGCTGGAAGTCGTGCGGTCGAGTTGTCCTGACCTGACCGCCGATGAGGTGGACGCCTTGACCGTGGATCAGATTGCCGCGCTTATCCAGTTAAGCCGCAATCAGGTGTCCGAGGTCGAGGCGATGCTCGCGGAGCGGTCTGAAAAAAACTGACCGAGGCGGCGGGGCAGTCAACCGTCGCCGTGCCGTGGGACGCCGAGCAGTTCGTGCGGCGGGTGGTGGTAGAGGTGTCGCGGGATACGGGGCAACCCGTCCGCGTGGTAGCGGGGGAATCGTTTGCGATAACGCTGTGGATGTGGGCAGAGTTGCGAGCGATGGCGAAAGAAGCGACGGTCGAGCGGATGGGGGAGCGGACGGATCTGGCAGGGCAGGTTGCCATCGCGTTCCATCAGCCGCAAGACTTGCAGAAGATGGAGATGCGGTACCTGAAGGCGGCGGGGCAGTTGTCGCAGATGTTTGACCAGACGCGGGAGCGGCTGACGGCCCTGTCTCAACGGATGGCGCAAGCCGTCGTCAAGGAGTAAGTCATGCGGGTCTTTTCCGTTGAGATGCTGGTCAAGGAGGAAGGAGCCGCGACGGTACAGGCGGCTCTTGCTCGCCTGAAGAAAGAGACGCAGGCGGTTGCCAATGACATGAAGGTGACCGCGCAAGCCGTGACGAACACCGGCAACGCGATGCAAGGCGCGGCGGCAAAGACCCAGATTGCAGGGGACCGGGCGGCAAAGGCGGCGATTGGCTTCGCGGCGGTCGGCAACAGCTTGGCCCGCACCGGCTCCATCACGGCAGATATGGGAACGCGTATCATCGAGGCCGGATCGCAGATCTCGATGATGTTCGGCCCGTCAGGTCTTGCGGTCGCGGCCTTGCTTGGTTTCGCGACTGCCGCCATCACCTCGTTCTCAAAGGCCAGCACCGAAGCCAAGAAGATGGCGGAGGACACGCAGAAGGCGCTCCGCGAGATGGTGCTGGCTGGCGATGTGGCGCAGATCACCAAGCGGTTGCGGGATGTGCAAGACGGCTTGCTCGACCTGACCTCTGGTGAGTTTACTGGTGGCCTAGACGATCTGCGGAAGCAGTACGACCAGCTTCGCCAGTCCATCGCAAACACGACGGCGGCACAGGAAGGGCGACGGCTGACGGCGCAGGAGATGGCGGCGAACAAGCAACGCATCGCGGACCTGCGTGAGCTAGAGCGACAGATTCGCTCGCTCGAGGCAACCGAGCGGTCGTTGTTGCGGGCGCGTGAGCTAGCGGGTCGCTTTGGCGCGACGGCTACCGAAGCTGGCGTGGCGGCGGTGGCTAGTGGGCGTGCGCTTGGAGGAATGCCGGGAGCAGGCGCTGGGACTACGGGGGTGGGCCGGGCGCCATTCGACTTGGGAGCGATTCAGGCCGCTATCCCGCAGGCGACTGGCATCATCCTGACCGATGCACAAAAGGCCGCAGTTGACCTTGCAAACGGCATACAGCAGACATTCCAACAGAATGTTGGCGGGGCGCTCGTCGCTGGCATCTCAATGGGCATTGAGCAGGCCGTGGCCTCTGGCAGTATCGGTGAGGGCTTTCGGGCGCTTGGCTCGATGCTGTTGGCTGGCCTTGGCGATGCGATGATCCGCTTCGGTACGACCACAGCGGCGTTCGCGCAGTTTATGGCGACCATTATGGAGTCATTGTCCAATCTGATGCCGGGTGGTGCGTTGGCGGCATCCATCGCGATGATCGCCTTCGGGTCGGCCTTGAAGGGTGTGGCGCGCGGGATGTTCGGCGGGCAGGGCGGTGGCGCGGCAGTCAGCATCGGCTCGTTCGGTGGCGGCGGTGGCGGGTTTGGCGGTGGCATGGGCGGGGCGATGCCGACCACCCAGCTCATCTTCGGGCAGACCTCGGCAACCACGGCGGCTGGCATGACGCCTCGGCAGTCGATGAACGTGACGGTGATTGGCCCGAACGATCCATCGGCCCAGCGAGCGATACAGGAACTGATGACGAAGGCGAATAGCCGTGGGAGGGTGGGCTGATGGCAACCATCACGTTTACAGACGGCACCGGTGCCGCGACGCTGGATAACAGCACGACCGGCATCAGCACAGGGGTCGGCTCGCGGTTCGCGGACTGGACCCCGTTCCAGCGTCCAATCGGCCCTCGGGTTCCTGCGCTTGGCACGGGGCGTCCGTACCAGTTCCGCTTCCGCACCGACTACGGCGCGAGCTTTACGATGACGGACATCCCGAACACCAGCATGGCGACCATGCTCCGCTGTCAGGAATGGTTGCTCCGCGGCGAGGCCGTCACGGTCAACACCGGAGACGCGGCGAACAGGAGCTACACGACCTGCTATCTCGCGCCTGATGGGGACGTGACCATCACGTTGCAGGACAAGAACCTGTTGCTCTACTCGATGTCGTTCACGCTGATCAACGGCGCGGCGTCTCCCTCCGCGATGCTCTGCCTCTACGACTGATGCCGACACAAGCCTACCGCCTTCGCATCCGTAACGCCGCTGATAACGCTGACACGCTGACCGTCACGTCTATCCGTGGCGGCACCAATCCGTACATCACGGGCATCCCGAACGGTGATGGGCAGGAAGTGGACCTGCTGACCGGCGCGGTGCGCACCGGCGCGTATGTGGTTGAGGTCATTGACGTAGTGACGGGAGCCGACAGCACCGGCACTCTGCGTCTGGTTACGAGCCAGATTTACGACGGCGTGGACGAGTTCTTGTTGCTTGAAAGTGGCGACAAGATCCTGCTCGAGAACGGCGACCCGATTGAGCTTGAGGCGAACAATGCCGAGTTCGGGCGTCCGCATCTGCTGTCGCGCAAGGCGTTCTTGGAGATGTCCTCGGACGGCGGCTCAAATTGGGCGGTGTGGCAGGCGGGCTACCTGACGAGCGTGCGGCAGATTGACGCCATCCGGTACGCCTTTACCATCAGCAACACGCGGCGGGTTGAGCAGACCCAGCGCATCTTCGCATGGGATCGGACGGCGGAGCGGACGGCGTTCCCGAAGCGCGGGTGCTTGTTTGGCGGGCCGGTCATCGGCGGCTTCGGCGCGTCCGAGGGGTCGAACCTCACGCCAGACTCGGGTGGCTGGGAGTTCAGCATCCTCGATACGGCGACCAGCTTCCTGTCGGGCGACGGTGCGTATTCGGCCCTTGTCTCGCTAGACTTCGTGGCGGCGTACCTCCAACCGAACTACGAGCGCAAGACCGTGCTAGGGCAGACGGACTTCGAGAAGCTGTATGCGAATATCGCGCCGTTCGTGTCCTACGATACGCCTGACGCGGTGCCGGTCGGGACGAACTGGGCAGGGCTGAACGATCGCTCGCCGGTCTATGCCTACCCCGGCGTGAGGGCGTTGCTCGAGGATAGCGCAGGCAATACGTGGGAAGGCACCATCCGTGGCCTGTTCACGCCGCAGAGCAACCTCAACTACTCGACGCAGTTCACGCAGGTGGGTGGCGAGAAGCGGTTGTTCGTTCAGCTTGACGGAAGCTCTGTGACCGCGCTCGGGGCCATCACGCCTGCAATGACGCCGGGGACGCTGGTGCGGGTGCGGGCGGTGAGCGCCCTGACCACCGAGCAGTCGCCGCTCTACTTCGACGAGCATCCAGTTGACGTAGCGACCAAGCTGTACCAGTTGATCGGGCTGACGGTCGATAGCGCGTCTGCCGATACGGTCAAGGACGGCATCGGCCCCGACACCTATCTGGCGTGCCGCATTACCGAGCCGCAGAACATGGCGGAGTTCTTGGAGTCCGCGCTGTTCGGGCCGTTTGGGTTTGCCGCTCGCGTTAATGCGTCTGGCGAGATTGAGTTCTTCCTGACGCGGGAGCTTGGCACGTCGGCCCCGACGCTGACCATCACCGACGATGACTTGGTGGGCGACAGCCCGCCCCCCATCTTCGACTTGGACGAGGCCACGGCGGTCACGGGCTACAGCATCAAGCAGAAGAAGTTCACGAAGTGGGTGCAGAACCAGCAGACCACGGAACAGCCGCCAGCCGATATGCTGGTGGAGACCGAGGTGCCGTATGAAATCGTGACCGGCGACACCACCACGTTCTCAACGCGGATGGTGACGTATGACATCCCCGGCATGATCCACGAAGCCGACTCGTTTGTGCCAGAGCCGCAGTTGTTTGCGGTGGCGGTGGCGCGAGAGGGCTTTGACCGCTTCGGGCGCGGGGCGCCGTCGATGGAGGTCGAGGTCATCCGAGGCACGGCTCCTGCCGCCGCGCAGGTGGGCGAGTTGGTCTATCTCGACGCGGGCTTCTACCCGAACAAGAACTACCGGATCGGAGAGTCCTCGGTCGGCGCTCGCGTGGCGCAGGTGGTACGTCGCGACGAGCGGCCCGAGTCGGTGGCGTTCAAGTTGGTGGATGCGGGGGTGTACGTTCAGCCCGCCCAGACCCCGACCATCACGGCCTCGGCTAGCACTCGAGACCCGCGCCGTGTGGCGCAGTTTACGATCACCAACGCCGCCGCGCTAAACACGAACGCAGACATCGCGGTCGCGGTGGAGTGGGCGACGGGCGCCTCGGCTCCTGCGGCTGGCGTCAATGGCGTGACGTATGCGCGGTATGAGCCGGGTCAGATCCCGACAGGCGCCGTGCCGCTGACGGCGGTGGTGCCGGGTTCGACGGTCTACGTGCGGGCGCGGTCGGAACAGCCGGGCTTGTTCCCAAGCGCGTGGACGGGCTGGGAGACGGTCAGCCTAACGGCGTGGGCGGCTCCGACAGCGGTGACGGTCGGGAGCATCACCAACAAGTCGGCGGTGGTGTCGTGGAACGTGGGGGCCAACACGCAGGATACGGTAGAGGTCTACGTCTATCCCGGCACCGTGGCCCCGGCAAACTGGCAACAGCATCGCTGGGCGGTCTTGCCTGCCGGGACTACGACCACGACCCTGCTTGGCCTGACCGCTTCGACGAACTACGTAGTGGGCGTGGCGTTCTTCGATGCCATCTCGCAGGTGCGCGGGACGATGGCAACCGCGACCACGTTTCAGACCACAAATTCGGCAAGCGGGGTGGCAGACCGTCCTGCTGGCTTCGTCGTCATTGAGGGCGTCAACGATGCCACGTTACCGCAGGGTGTTGCGCTTGGGCTATGGACGGCGCAGGGCGCAGACCAGACG